GTTTCTAAACGATATGAGACTGATTATGAACTATGATCAAAGTTCTCAATACGTTGATAATAAGTTAATCCGTACCGAGAACACTCATCTCATCGGACCATAAAGGGGGAGGATTAACCCCCCCCCCAGATAATCAGTCTTCTGCAAGTTTAGCAAAGTAACTGAGTGCATCATCTTCACTCTCATCATCTTCAGCAACCACAGTGGCGGGACGAGTGGGTTTGAGGTTACTAAGTTCTTCACGAAGATCTTCATCCAGATCCTTCACATGACCACGGGTGTTATCTTCATCGAGATCTTCAGGATCCTGATAGCGAGGAGTGCCTTTAGCACCAAGAACATAGTCAAGACGCTTCTTCAGTTCATCATAGGTCTTAAACTGGTCGGTAGCAACAAGTTCGGCAAGTGAATACTGCTTCTTCCACACTGTTTCCATTGCGTCATCGTCATCCAGTAGAGCACCTTGTGCAGCAAACTCACTGGAATCATAGTTACGATAACCAGCAACATTCTTTGCCTTCAGTTTGAAGTTGGCACCTTGCCAGAAGTCAAATGGATCGATTGCTTGTTCATCTTCAAACTCGGGTTGCATTGCAGCAGTCAGTTTATCAAAGATTTTTTTACCGTATTTGAACAAAAAGACTTTACCTTCATTGGCAGGATTAGCGGGGTCCTTGACCACATAGATGTTGCTCACATAAGTCAGTTTACGCTTCTGCTTACGGGCAACTTCTTTACCAGCATCGGTGCCGTTGTTCCAGAGTTCGGAGTTCAGTTCTGAAACAGGATCTTTCTGACCCAGAGTGGTGAGACTGTTCTCAATATACCAACCACCAGAACCTTGAAATGCGTGACTATAAAGTTTTACGAATGGTAGGTCTTCACCGTTAGGAGCAGGAAGGAAACGAATGACGGCATAACCGTTGCCGCTCTTATCGCATTCGAGTTTCCATACACGATCATCGCCAGATGATGTGTTGTTATTCATTTTTTCAACTTCCTTGACCAGTTTTGCAGTCAGGGAACCAAGTTTGGATTGTTTTTTAAGATCAGAAAAGGACATTTGGATTACCTCGGATAGTTTGGATTCGGGAGATTACTCGGATATTATAGCAAAGATACTCTCATCGGTCAACGTATTGTTTGAGAGATTCAATTGTTTTATTCATACTATTAAACAAGATACTCATATCAGTTTCTGGTGGAAATCCCATCAGAACAACAGATTTGCGAAGATTCTCTTTCATCTCAATCGCTTGGGGGTCATCGGAAAGAGACAAACGTGTATACATTACACATTGTTTTTCAAGGAGCACTTGTAGTTTTTTAATATGTTCCAATTTTGTTTCACGGTCCATCATACCAAAAGAAAGAATACTTCCGTAAATCTCCTCTTGCAACTTATTGATTTCTTTCAGCTCTTCTTGAATAATATCAGAATCAAAAAATCTACTCATTGATTATTTCCCGTAAAATCTTTTTGTAATGGAACTTATCGATATTTATGAATGGTGAATACTTTTTGATTTTTAAACTTACTGTCTCCCACACTGGATCCAAAAGTTTCTTATCAAAATCTTCTGCAAAAGAAAAGATTCTGTTGTAGATTACGAAAGTTTCTAGCGATAATTTCCCGCTTAGAAACTTTTTGAGAACTGGTGGGTGTCCTTTGGAACATCCCAATACATCTTCTAATTTTTTCTCCAAGAACAATTCGCTGCTTTGTTCTTTGAACAAGTAAGTCAAACTCTGTTGGCGTCTCATCCATTCTTGATAGGTTCTTTCGCCAGAATTGATAATTTCGCCAATCCATAAGTTACTTGGGGAATCTGCTGCTACAAAGTTTGATACTAAAAAATCTACGACTTCTTTGTCGCCATATTTCCTCGAAGTTTTTTCAAACCAGTATTTATCTCTCCTTTTATTAAAGGATGTTATACTTGCACGAGTCTTTGCACCATATTTAAAAAAATCATATTTTGGATTTGTAAAATGGTTTTTGAGTGACAAATAATGTTGGTAAGTTTCAAATGGTGACATAATGAATTACAAAAAACTACTTTCCCCCATATGTCTTATATCGTGAAGTCTCAGTATCTGTCCAAGATCTTGGTTTGAAGTCAGCACCTGCTCCAGAACCTGTTACACCCCTCAATCTTGATAAAACTTTTGGTTGGGATGAAGTATTTGCAGAAGGTTTTGGTGTAGAAACAGGAGCAGAAGGTATGGGTAAAGTATCTTTACTTCCAGTATCATAGGATGAATAACTTTTTGGATGAACACCATCCTTTCCAGCAACAAATCCCCCCTTAAAATTTGCACCATATGATGATGAAAGACTAGCAAGTCTTTCATTTTCTTTATCATAACGACCTTTTGCTGCTCCTAAAACAGTTACATTTGCCCCAGATTTTTTAAGAAGAGCAAGTTGTCTTTCAATACTTTTAAAATCACTAGGATTATTACTCACACCAGTTGAAACATTGACAGATTGCCCTTTAAATTTATCTGGATTATTTTTTAAATCTGATTGAAGTTGTGTATATACTTCGGCAGGACTAGCCCCAACTCGTCTTGTTCCAGGAGAATTTCCACCATATCCAACGGCAATACTGTCACCATAATAATATTCAACCAAATGATCAGCAAAAGATGGTGAGGCCGTAGAGGAGGCAAGTAAAAACTGTCCGAAAGTTTTCATTAATTTGCTTTTCATTATAAGTTTATTTATTTCAAAGAGGAAGTTTTGCTTTTGAAGTTTTCTTCATAAAGTTTAGATTAATCGCATCATATTTCAACCTCTCTTTGAGAGGTTTTGAAATCAAACGAGCAATAGTATCAACTTCAATATTATTTATTTCACAATAATGACAAATAGCATCAATATAGTTACACTTCTCGTCTGTGACTATTTTTTCTATCTCTAAAGAAAACTTAGAAGGGGTTAAAAACTTATTCTGGATCGCTTGTTCTAGTTCTTTATTTGGTTCCATAGATCTCCAACTTATCTCTAACAAACTCTCCAATGTATTGGGTAAGGAGTTTGATGTATTTTGATTTTTCTCTTTCTTCATAAACGATGCATTCTCCATTTTCACAAGCCATAATGATTACAAGTTTTTTGACTGAGATACCAGTCAGTTCGTATAGCATACAACCATATGCCATACATTGAACAAAGTAGTGTTCAATCCACTCTCGTGGTTTTGGTTTTTTAGAAGTCTTAAAGTCTATTATTGCTAACTCGCCGTCATATTCGGCGATGCAGTCAACAGTCCCAGCAATACCAAGTTGTTTGCTGTATAAGGATCCTTCAAGGGCGTAAATGTTATTTATACGTTTTAGATATGTCTTTGAAATATTAAATAAGAAATCTGATAAAGGTTGTACCGAAGGAAGATCACGATTATGAAGATAGTTTTCCACAAGTGTGTGCATATCCGTTCCACGACTAGTTGCCTGTCGTGTAATTTTATCCGCTTCTTCTTCACCAACTTTTTTACGCCAGTTAGCAAATATCTGGCGATTTTTATGACTTGTTACGGAAGTAATAGAAACTAATTTTAAAAGTTTTTTTGCATCGGGAACTTTATAGTAACGGACACCATCAATGGTTTCACGCTCCAACTGAGGGAGTTCAATATTAATATGATTAAACATTAAAAACCTTCTTCTATTTTTGCGAGGATGTATTCTTTAACAAGTCCAGAGCGAACAATATCTTCTACACCAAACTCAATTATATCAAAAGATGGCATTTTACGCAAGATGCTCATAAAATCTACGATTCCATTTCTCTCATTTGTTTTTTGTAAATCTGATTGAGAGGCATCTCCACAGAAACAAATCTTGGTGTTTTCACCAACACGAGTAATAATAGAGTCAAGTTCGTGGAAGTTTAGGTTTTGAAACTCATCCACAATAATAATCGAGTTATCCAGTGTAGTTCCGCGAAGGAATGAAGTTGACCAGAACTTAATGGTTTCTTGTGACTTCAAGTTTCCATATAGCATTTCAAAGTCTGCATCAGAAGGCATTTGAAACATATACTTCACCATATTCTTATAAGGAATCTGGTAAATATCTGCCTTATCTTCGTGAGAACCAGGAAGGAAACCAATCTCTCTTGTGGCAACTAATGAACGAACAAGATAGATTCTTTCATAAGGAGACTGCTCATTTAGAACATCTTGTAGAGCATTATACAGAGTAATAAAGGTCTTACCAGTTCCAGCACATCCATAAGCAACGATATGCTTTCCATCAGAGTAAGATTCAAATAATTTTTTTTGATTATCTGTAAGAGGATCAATATCAATTAAATAGTCAGAACTTAGAGGTTTTTTTCTCTTCATTTGCTTTGCAGTCAGATCAACTTCAATAGATTGATTAATGTTGCCTCTTTTTCTTCTTGCCATACTAGTAGGTTAGATTTTTTTTACACGTGAACCAGGGGCTTTACTTGCTTTTGCGAGTACATCATTCCATCCAGGATTTTTTGCAACAAGTTTATCCTTCCACTCACCAACTTCTCCTGGTGTAGCACATCCTTGTGACCAATCTCTGGACCACTGGGGATTGTCTTTATACCACTGGGTAATGTCGTGAACGCTCATTTCAATCACTTTTTTTTCACCAGTTTCCTTGTTTATAATTGGATATATTGCCATTTGTTAAAATAATTTACAAAAATATTTATTCTATGCAAATAGATGGTGCATCATCACATTCGATGCAATTGATGCACTCGTCGATGTCTGGATTCTTTTTTAGAAAATCTTGAAACTCTTGTTCAGTTAAAAGAATCTTAAATATATTGCCAGTAAGATGATCTTTGATACAGTAAGATTTCATTTTCTTAAGGAGATAATCTAGCTTTATGTAGTCTCTTTTCTTCATAATAACTAAAAATCTCAGGAACCCATTCTTTAATGATAGGAACCATACCTTCACAGAGTGCCTGAATCTCTACCTGAGCATCTAGTTTTGCACGAAGATCTAAGAAGTGGAGTGCTGCTCTTAGTGAAAATGAAACTACAAAGTTCTGACGAATGTTCTGAGGAAGATAATCTCTCAGATGCTCTTCTGCCATACCACGCTTTTCATAACCTTCTGCATAACGCTCAGATGCCGCTAGACAGAACTTTAACTGCCTTTCGTAATCTTCTCTTGTCCATTCGTATTTGTGCCCCTTACGATCCAAATACAACCCCTCTGGGCGAACATAATAAACTTCTTCGGGTCTTAGATCACCCTTAGCAACTTTTAGAACACGGCGTCCAGTATAACGCTGCGATTGAACATCAAATGATACACCAACACGATGAGTTCTTGCCTGAACCATTACATTATGAACAAATCCAGCACAGTCCAAAGTGATTGCAGGATGTTCCAACGGTCCCCAATGACCTCTTTCATTTGCAAGTAATTGGTCCACAACCCATTTTCCACATTCTTTTTCAAATGGAATATCTTTCGTATGAATGGGTTCCTCAGAGTAATCATTCTTTCCTGCCTGATAAACAAGAGTTTGCGAAAGTTGTGTCTTCTGAAGCAACACAACTTTCATATTCTTATCTAGTTCTAAAAGATCTTTTGCTTTAATAGGTTTCATTTAGTTTTAAATCCTTTTGATGTTTGTGCTTCTAGTTCTGCAAGTTCTTTTTTTACTGTTCGCAGTTGAGATTTCATTTCTTTAATTTTATCTTGAGAATATAAATGTTCTTGTTTAAGTAGACGCTCTAAAAGTTTTACAAGTTTTCTTACTTTACTAGTCGGGATAACCATCATCGTCAAAAATTTCGTCGTAATCTAAAGCAGGTTTTTGTATTAGTTTTGATTCTGCAGATATTGAATATGCAGAAACATCAGAATATATTTCCACTTTTAAAGAATCAATTAAAAGTTCTAGATTGCGGATTATTAGTTTAAGTTTTTCTTTATCCATTTATCTCACAAATAAGAAGACCAAAGTAATGATTAATCTCATCGATTAAAATTAACTTCTCTGAGGTAGAGAGGAATACTCTCCCAGAAGTTGCCTTATCAAGCATTTTACTCAAATGATTTGCTAGTTCTTGAGAATATTTGAGTCTGATTCTTTCTTCTCGGTTCATTACATCTTTTTTAAAATATCTCATTATTGATTTTAACATAAAAAAAGAGGGGTGTAAACCCCACCCCCCCAAAAAATATTATTTGAGTGATGCTAGTTGTGCCGCTTTACGACGCTGTTCTTTTTGAATTTGTTCTTTAATCAGTTGAAGAACATTGATCTTACGATCTTCAACGTTACACTTAACACTGCGATGAGTTGCTGTTGTCATTAGGTTTGCTCCTTTACTTGTTTAGGGTGAGGTAACGTTCCTTCAGTCAACTTTTGCGTCTATCTTACACTCCTTTGGAGAAACTTGTTTGAGTTCCCAAATCAGTTCATTTTTTTGTTGTTTGGGAATATTTTTTTGATAAATTCTTCCCGCAATTAGTTGTGCCTGTAGACATGTTAAAATGAGTGTTTCCATAGATGAACGAAATCCGTTCCGAGTCGCTTACTTCCGTCTGGTTTCCCAGATGAACGATAGGAGTACTATACTCCCTTTCGTGATATTTAGCAACTATCAATCGCATAATGTGATATAGTTTTATAAAACCTTAATGCGTAAAAATTTTGAAAAATTTTTCCTAATCTGGAAAATTACTTTCTCTTTTTAGTTTTAGGTGTCTGATAACCCCAGGTTTTTGGATTGATTGTACCATATCCAAAATCGATGCTTTTTAAGTTCTCACGAAACTTGTCCCAGTACATATCAAACAGTTTACTTTTGCTACCTTTGGTCAGGTCAAAACAAATCTTATCATCTACAAGATACTTAATGATACGAGCATCTGTAGGTGCTTCTTTCGTACAAACTTCGGCATATGAACCATTTTCAACTATAATCTCACAGGCATAACGTGACTTACAAGTTTCTTTTTCTGTTGGTGTCCAATGTCCCATATGCTTTTTTGTATCTTGTATCTTTTCAACAACTTGACTCACGAACGTCCTCCCCAGACAATATCAGGAAATGCTTGCGAAACAATGTCCTTACTAATCTTGTACTTTGTTTCAAGTTTTTTATCTTTCACAAGACATATAATCTCCGCCTCAAGAGGATGAAGACCTTGTAGAATATTAATGAACATGGTCTCTCTGCGAATAGAACTCAATGAATCATTACCACCCCTCACAAAGTTATAAAATCTTTGATACTCTTTACGAATAGAAGAGTGTCCTTGATCTTGAGAACCCAAAGAAGTACTTCCAAGTTCTTCCATTTTTTCTACTGCATCCGCAATCTTTTCACTCAGAGTGCCTTTGAATGAATCCATCTCATTTACAGCAGAGTAAGGAACATCTCCAGGAGGGAGAGCAGAAATCACGGTTTCATCAAAGTTCCAAATAAAAACTGCTTTCAGGCAAGGGTGATCATATTTGCGAAGCACCTCAACTTTTTTGGTATTATTCGTTTGTTTTACAACAAGATTAAAAATCTCAAAGACAAAGGGGTTTGCAGGAAGATCAATCATCGATTCTTCCGAAACGATTGCCTTTGGTATTGTTGTTGTTTTTACTGTGGTAGTAGTCTTTGCTCTACTCTTCGTTGCTGCTGTCGTCTTCTTCGTCGTAGTCATGATAGTTTTCAAAATTAAATGCGATTACTTCGTTGGGTATAAGATTTCCTTGATTATCAAACATTTCGGGATGTGGTCTAGGAATCTCACGATAGTTCATTACATATTCTCTTGCCACCCAACCTGTTACAAGTCCCACTATAAGAAATAAAACCGTTAGAAATGAACCAAGTACTAAACTAACTGCTAACATTTCTTTTACCTCGGGAAACTACTTTTTTTCTTCCTTGATTTAAAGGAAAACTCGAAATGGATAGTTACTTCCCGATTTAGAAAGCAAACCACCTTTTCGAAGATGATGTTGGGGGGTTGAGCTTGCTTTCTTTTACCTCCATTAAGTATGAGTTCGACACCCCGATTGAAGTGGTCTTCTTCTTTATTTATGTTCGTATCAAACGATTTTTTGCTCTTTGAGGAATTTGATTGTTTCAACCGATCCTCCTAACTTTTTATCATTACAAACAATCTGTGGAAATGAAGACCCTTCTCCAAACTCGGCGCAAAATTCTTCTCTGGTAAAATCCTCACCAAGAGTATATATCACAAAAGATTGTTTTGTCAAGGATAGTACATCCTTAATTTTGTCGCAATATGGACATCCTGGCTTTGAATAAATTGTAAAGTTCATATGGTTTTGTAAACTCTTATTAATTTATCTAAAATTTTTTCCTCTTGATTTTTAGTGAGATACATAGTATTATAACATATAAAACAAAAACTGATTAGTTTATGTATAGATCACAAAGAATTGTCGTTGTTGGTGGCGGCACTGCTGGTTGGTTCTCAGCAACAACTTTAAAAAGATTTTTTCCAGAAAGAGATATAACCGTTATTGAAAGTCCCAAAGTCCCGATTATTGGCGTAGGAGAAAGTACCTTAGGATACTTTACTTACTGGTTACATGCAATGGGTATTGATGAAAAAGTTCTTTTCCAATACACAGACGCTTCTTATAAATCCAGTATTAAGTTTACGGACTTTTACAAAAAAGATGCTGGAGGATTTCACTATCCATTTGGCAGACCATGGACTCCTAACGAACTTTTTGGAGATATTGGTGCTAAAGCTTGGCAGTATAAAAAAGTTTTTTATCCAGAAACTCCAGTAGAAGATTACTGCAGAACAATATATCCTCATATGCCATTGATTGAAAATAATAAAATAAACAAAAATGAGGAAGGAAAACTAGAAGATTATACATTTATACATGCAAATGCATATCATTTTGATGCTGTTAAGTTTGGAATATTTCTAAGAGATCATCTATGCGTTCCAAATGGAGTTAAACACATTACGGCGGAAGTAAAGAAAGTTGTATCGGATGAAAATGGAGTTAAAGAAGTCGTTCTTGATGATGGAAGAGTCATTCAAGGTGATTTATTCGTTGATTGTACTGGATGGAAAAGTCTTCTGATAGGTGAAGAAATGGGAGAACCTTTCTTATCCTACGATCACCTTATTCCAAACAATAAAGCTTGGGCAACAAAAATTCCATATACAGATAAAGAAAAAGAACTTGAACCATATACCAACTGCATAGCATTGGGAAATGGATGGGTTTGGAATATTCCTCTCTGGTCAAGAATTGGAACTGGGTATGTCTATTCTGATAAGTACATCTCAAAAGAAAATGCTCTAGAAGAGTTTAAAAGATACCTTAAATCAGATAAAATGAGCCATTATGATCCAAACAGAAATGTAGATGATCTTGAGTTCAAAGATATCAACATGCGTATTGGAATTCATCGCAGAACCTGGGTTAAAAATGTAGTTGCCATCGGTCTTGCTGCTGGATTTATTGAACCATTGGAAAGCACAGGTTTATACACTGTTCACGAATTTCTAATGAAACTGGTGAGTTACATAGATAGAGATTATTATAATCAGTTTGAGATTGATTCATATAATGCGACAACAAGATTAATGTTTGATGGTCTATGTAAGTTTGTTGCCGTTCATTATGCTCTCTCACACAGAGACGATACTGAATACTGGAGAGATGTTAGAAAAAGATCTTATGCATCGTATTTAATCGATGATGTTCAAACAAATCAAGCAATAGAACTTCAGTATTGTGTCGACCAGTTTGGAGAACTTGTTGCTAGAAAATCGCATGTCCATGAACACAATCTACGTTCAGGCAATCACTGCATTTTAAATGGTCTGAACTATAATGTAGTTAGTATGGAAAATGTTGTTCATGATGGATTCTATGGATATGGGCCAAGTGTTGAGGATGCTAAGAAAACGATTAATCAGATGATGGTTAAGTGGGAGGAAAAGCAAAAAGAATGGCAAAAAATTGCCGATGAATCTCCAACTCAAATGCAATACTTATACGATAATTTTTACAAGCATTTTTAATATGATTTTATTGACAGGATCTTCTGGATTTATTGGAAAAAACTTTTGCAATCGATTGTCTGATCATGATGTTCTTTTATTAGATGTTAATGATGCATATAGATTTTTAAGAGATTTTGATGATTGGCAAAAAATCTCCTTGATTATTCATCAAGGAGCAATCTCTTCTACTACAGAAAAAAATATTCCTACAATTTATCACCACAATGTGGCATTTACTCTTTTCCTTTTAGAGTATGCCATACAATATGAAATCCCCATAAAGTATGCTTCGTCAGCCTCGGTGTATGGAAATACACAGGGACAGATCAATCCTCTTAATCAATATGCGATTTCAAAACTACAAATTGATTATTGTGTATTGGACAATCTAGATAAGTTTCCATTAATTCAGGGATTTCGTTACTTTAACGTGTATGGTGAAGGAGAAGAACATAAAGGCGATCAAGCAAGCCCAGTAAGTAAGTTTACAAAGCAAGTTAAAGAAACTGGAAAAATCAAACTCTTTGAGGGGTCTGATCAGTTTGTAAGAGATTTTGTTTGTGTAGACGATGTTGTAGATATTGTGCTCAATAACAATGCTCCTAGCGGCATATATGATATTGGAACAAGTTCCCCAATTTCATTTCAAGAAGTTGCAGAACTTGTTGCCGAAAAAGAAGGGGGTGAGATAGAATATATCCCATTCCCTGAGCATTTAAAAGGAAAATACCAAACTTATACTTGTGCAGATATGAGCTGGTTAAAAGATTATAAGTTCAAAACAGTTAAAGAGTATCTCCAGAAATAACTCTATAACTATCAGAATCAAAATGTTCCGTCGAAAACTCAAATAGTTCAGAATCTTCCATAGCAACCATTTGATGTTTGAGACCTATTGGAATGTGAAAGGAATCCCCTGGTTCTAAAACTAAGATTTCTGCTTTTGCAAGATCTTCATCCCACCCATAATATAAAGAGATGAGACCACTTTGTAAGTAAAAAGTCTCATCTTTTATTTTGTGATAGTGCCAAGAACATCTTTTACCTTTATTGAAGAATAAAAGTTTTCCACAATATTTTTCATTATTCACGATCCACTTTTCAAATCCCCAACCTTTGGGAACTATTTTAATACCACTCATTTGGTTATCTTTGTTAATTCTCATTACTATAAACTGATATGTACATATTAGCGGCTATAGTATATCTAGGATCTTCAGAATCAATCAAACAACTTCTGTGCGGTAGCCATCCTGGAAAAATAATCCAAGAAAATAAATCTGGTTCGATTACATACGATCCATTTGTTTTTAGAATCGAACTTTTGGGATCGAAAAATTCTGTTCCTTTTTTATAGTTATCTGGTATTTTTAAATAGAAAACTCCAGAAAGGTATGCTGGAGAATGTGTATGAACAGGATTGTTATTTTGTTTTTGATTTAAAGAATGCCAAGACTTAAAAGCCCAAGCATGAGAATCAATCGGATTTAAAGTTTCTAGTGTATGTTTATCGCAATATTCTGGAGTTTGTTTCAAATAAAAATAGCAAGCATTGTAAAATGAATCTTTTAATTTTTTCCAAACTTTTGGTCTATCTTCATTAAATAAGACAATCTTTGTTTGATAAAGCGGATGATTACCAGTATTTTCAAACATTCCAATATCAATCAAATGATCAATATCTCTGATCATCTCTTGTTGATCTTGAAGTGTGAAATGTTCAGATAGGTCAACTTTCACAACACTAGTTGGAAATAAATCTGTCTTACAATATTTTATATCGTTTTCCATTTAGTTCTTAAAAAAATAATCAGATTGAATAGCTTTGTCATCTATGTAGTAATCTGCAGATGGTTTACCCATATAAAGATGATCGTATTTACAACCCCACTGATCTAATTGCTTTTTGGTGAAAGAATACCACTCAGCACAAGCTTTAGATGGTGGAGGATTTTTACTCATACCTCTTGCAGTAAAATACCATATTTCATGCCCCTGATCATGAAGATCATTGATTATTTTGATTCTTTCCACAAAAGGTTCTGCTTTTTCATAAGCACCAAAAGTATTTGTGCAAATTGTACCATCTATGTCAACTACATATTTCATTTATGTCATCCCGAGTCAATACGTAAGTTCCACGATTTTGAACAGCAATCGCTGCTGCTTTATTTGCATATGGCATTGCATCTTCTATTCTACCATATTTTAAATAAAAATACACCAAAGTACAGAGAAAAGTATCTCCTGCACCAACAACATCATAGACATTTACCTTCTCTCCTGGATATGATTTTCCATCATATACAGATCCTTTATCACCATAAGTAACTATTAGATTTTTATTATTTTTAGATTCCTTATTCAATCTATTATATTCCTGCTCATTAATTTTAATGTAACAGTTATATTCTGGTAATATAGTTTTTTTAGTATCAATAAAAACTGGACATTTCATACTATAAACAATCTCAAACATTTTTGAACTTGTTATAAATCCTTTATTGTAATCACTGATTACAACTGCATCATATTTTTCATTTGGAATATCATACTCCATCGGTTTGCATTGATCCTCAGTATCAACTCTAAGAATCTGTTGGTTTGTTTTTTCATCAATATATCTGGTTTTTATAATCTTCTCATTATTGGTCATCATATAAACTTCTAAACCAAATGCTTTCAAATTATTATAAACATTCCAGGCCATACCCTGTCTTTTTTCTGTTCGTCTGTATTTTAAAATGGGAACGGGTGCTTCTGGATTTAATCTTTCAACTACACCATAAACATATTCATCTATACAACTATCACCTATTAATAATATTTTGAATCGTTTTTGTTGTGGCATAATCACCTACTCTATCAAAGAATAAAAGTTTTGCGGCATAGTATGATCCTATCACAGATTTACCTTTCCAATCAGATCCTACTACCATTATATTAGGTTTAAAGGATTTTATCATTTCTTCCAACTCATTATCAGTAGAAAAGATATCAACAGCATTAACTGATTTAAGATTTTCTAGAAAAAATTTTCTTTCTTCCTGATTATGTATAGGTCTTGTTGGACCCTTTTTTTCAGAAACTCTATCATCACTATCAATACCAACTAATAAAAAATCTCCTAAACTCTTTGCATAGTTTAAAAGTTCTAAATGACCACGATGAAGAAGATCAAAAGTTCCATTTACAAAAACTTTAGTCATTAAGAAAACTTACCATGAGATTTTTGATTTTTCATATATTCTAAGAACTCGGCATCGCCAAGATAGCGAACTTCTCCTTTAGATCCAGGAAATTCATATACCAAAGGTGTTTTGTTGTTTAAACAAAAATCAAGAATCCAAACAAAAGTTTTAACATCATATCCATCACCAATTGATAAAACTCTAAGCATTTGATATTGTTTTTGCTCACCCCACCTTTCAACACAAACTAAAATATTAGATTCATCTGGTTTCATCCACTCAGGCAAAAGTCTTTGTGACCAGGCACATTGAAAATTTCTGCAAACATCAGGTCTATTTTCGTGAATAGTACATTTTTTTTCTTTACACAGAAAAAAACAAGGATTGCCTGGTTTTACTGTATGTCCATATACATCTTCAATGTATAAGTTTTTACAACATTCTGTACAGGAACCACAATCTCTAAAATCCTTTATTACTTGCAAGTTTTCTTGGTTTTGTTCTAATAGTTTGTGGTTTTTCATAAGAATCCTTTACATCCTCCCCGATCTTTGTAAAAATTTCTTTTAACTGCGATTCATCAAATTTCATAACACCATCATTTGTTCTATCTGCAAGTTGACAATCTAATCCACCAATTCTGATTGGATTATATTTTACTTTTACATTTCTGTTTCTATAAAATTTAAAGTAATCTGGATATGATACATTTTTTTCAAAAGTAGATCCCATTAAAATAAGACCCTTTTTGTTAAAGGCACGAGCTATATGTTGCCCAACACTGTCACACCCAATAAAATAATCACACTCATTTATCAGTGACATGTACATTCTTAAATCTGTCGTTGGTGGGCAAAATGCATCAGAACATCCAGAGAACTGAAATAAATCTGGAGGACCAAAGTAAACAATTCCAGCATATTGAGAAAGATGTTTACACAAAGTTGCAAAATCTTCTGGATACATGCTTCTACCAGAAGAGTCTATGAAAAGATTATTCTCAAGTTTTGCTCCACTTCCAAATGGTTGAAAAACAATAATTTTATTTTTATTAACTTGCTGCTTAAAATTTTCAATATTTGATCTTATTCTTGCTGTTTCTTCATAACTAACGTACAGATTAGGTTTATCTAAATCGCTATGGTCTTCAGTTTTATTAATGATTTCATCAAAAGATTCGGCAAGTGATTTTTCTTGATTGTAGTATCCATATACATGATATGGTTCTGGAGCAACAAGATTATAGTTTTTAATATAGTTTTCAAAAATTCCTTTCTGACTTACCTCAAAAGTTTTTTCTTGTAAGATTGGATGACTCCAATACATCATGTCCCACCCATGCACCAAAACTTTAAAATCATCATCTGGATTTAGTCTGGCAAACTTTTCAAGTGCTGGGATTGCAGTTACAACCCTACCAGATCCACCACTAATTAAAAATGATGTATTTTTTTTCATAACTTATTCCACTCACGGATAATTTTTTCTGCAATATTTACAGATGAAGTTTCGTCCTCTGTACCAATATGTATAAGATATTTTTTTGTCATTCTTTAAATGCAACTATAACATAATATACTATTTTTTTACAAGTTATAGATAAAGATTTGTATAATCATTTGATGAAGGTTCTTGAATAAATCCTTCTGGCATACCATCATCAATCAAAATTTGTTTTACACTTTCTCGCGTAACTTCTTCATTAGTAAACATCAGTTCTTCCAACTTATATGGGCAGATTTGATAAAAAAATGCGGTTGCAAAAATTACCGAATGAGTACAAGTTAAGATTTCCTCGGTTGACGTATCATCATTAACTTTAAAAATGTCAGACATTGCATGTCTAATATTTTTCCTTATATCATCAGATGGAAAATGTGGATTTAGTTTATGCCAAGACTCTGGAGTCTCAACTTTAGGAAAATCAATAGAAAAACTTTTAGCTTGCTGATTTATTTCTCTTAACCATCCCAACAATGCGATAAACATACCGATTAAATCATTATCATAATCTGCATGTTGAAATTGATTATGATATGACTTTAATTTTTTAAAGTTTTCATCAAGAAAATGTGTTTTAGTCATAATTTTTATCTCCAGTGTGTTTCGTATCCCCAGTCTTTATGTATGGTGGATTCGAATTTAGTTTTAGAATATAAGTATGGATCATCATAAGCAAAAAGACCAAATTGAACTATTGGAAAAAAATCTGCTCGCATGTATATATCCAAAGATTCATATATGCCGTGTTGAATTACATGAGAAACTAGATTTTTAGATGCCACTGGATCTAAAGCATAGGCATGAGCACGACATATACTTCTTACATGCCCTTCACAATCTGTAGCATGAGGAGGAACATTATAAATGGGACTTCTTCCAGTATATTGTTCATGTGAACCCAGATACACTATTATACCATATGCATTATGAAATGTATAGTTTTCGACCATAACAGCGTCATGTTCCAAAATAACTATTGGTCTATCAATTTCAATACAATGACACCACAGACTAAAGTGAGAAAGAAAACATGCCACCTGAGTCGGAGTCAAATACGTGTTATAAAGTTTTAACCAACCCAAGTAATCTTTATTTTTTAAATGATCTGGTGTAGATATTTTTCCAGATGTTCCGTCAAAAGCACTCCAAGTTTTATATTTTTGTCCAACCTTGTCACAAGATTCTATACACCTTTTAGTAAAGTCTTCTGATATTTTATTATTTTCTAAGGAAATGATGTATGCAGATTCAACATCCCTATCATAAGAATAATGTAAACTTTTATTAATATCAAACATTATTTAAAAAATATTTCTAATATTATAAGCTATAGTTTGAAGGAACACAAGCAATCGCAGCAGATCCATGATGGCTTGTATTAATATCTGTCCAAAATGTAGAAGTAGCCGCACCGACCTGACTTGGACAATAACAGGTCCCTGTTGAATTCAATCCCAGTTCACCATGAGGGTTGTATCCCCATGTCCAAAGAGTTCCATCAGATTTAGTTGCCGCTTGGTGATGACTATCAATGTTACAAGATAATCTAATCCAGGTTGTTCCGCAACAGATTGTCTGAACAGGTGAGCTTCTTGGTATTGCTGACCCATCTCCCATTTCACCATGAGGACTATGCCCCCATCCCCATAAACTATTATCGGTTTTTCTGGCGAACATACGTGTCTGACCACCACCAATATCAATCCAACTAGATCCAGGAACTTGAACTGGACAATTTCTCTCGCAAGTATCATTCAATCCTAGTTGACCATGAGGGTTATGTCCCCATGTCCAAAGAGTTCCATCAGATTTAAGACCAGCAGTAGCATGACCACCTACAACAAGACCGCAAATCCAGTTACTACCTGGAAGTTGAATTGGAGAGCTGAAGTGAGGACAGATGCAACACGGGTCTGAACAACAAGGAACCCATCCATTATTACATGCCCAAACAGATGGGCAGAAGCAAGTTGGAGAACAACAAGTTCCAAAATAAGGACAAGCAATGCAACAAACACCCAAAGCCCCGTGACCATTATTCCCCCATGTCCATGCCGTCCCATCACACTTAATGCCTATAGTATGATGTCTGTTGCCAGAAACCATTTTCCAGTTAGTGCCTGGTATTTGAGTTGGTGAGGCAAGGCTCTGATTTCCTTTACATCCCTGCCCAAGTTGCCCGTTATCACCAAGTCCCCATGCCCATAGAGTTCCATCACATTTAATACCAAAACTATTATGACACCCACCAAAAAGCCTTGACCAGTTGGTTCAAGGTAGTTGAGTTGGTGATGAAAGTTGATTGCTAAAACCACCTATTCCCAAAGCCCCGTGAGGATTACTCCCCCATGTCCATGCCGTGCCATCGGTTTTTGTGGCAACAACACGACAGTTACCCATAGATACAGTTTTCCAGTTAGATCCTGGAACTTTTATAGGAACTAAAGAACAACCTGGTTGAGGAAATTGTTCACCAAATGCCGCACCAAGAATTGATCCAGTGTTATGTCCCCACACATACATTCTAGTTTCATTAGGATCGGCGGCACTATAATATCCACCCGTTGTATTAATACCAGAACTAATGGCATCAAACATCTTGTTTAGATTATTTGTTGTCTTTAATGAAAATGGACTCGGTAGTGTACCAGCCTTTGGTGGTAGTTGAAACGCCATATTAAATTCCTACTTTACAGCGATTAGTTTTATTTGTATTTATTCGCAAATGATTCCACTAAACTATACATATTAGTTATAGCATCACTCCAATCATTATATTTAGTTTGGCGAACAACTGTCACACTTTCGTACCAACGCAAATCATCATTTGCCCAAACAAAATAACAAACCAGTGGAACTATAACTATAGTTGGCAGATTCATTGCACCAGCTAAATGGGCGGTTGAAGTGCAACTCGTAACTAACAAATCAAGTCCAGAAAATACAGAATACGTATCTTGCCAATCTTTGATTACATGTCTACACGGAATAAAATGATCATCATCTTCATTTTCTTCTAGTTGCAAAGAAAACAAAGATCCATAAAGATTTAAATCATAAAATGCCTGTTTTGGAATTGTCCGAAACTGATCATGTTCAAATTCTGGATTACCCATCCATTTGACTCCGATCTTTAAATTTTTATTTTTCTCAGAAGACAATATATCCATTCCTCGTGTAATATATGGTTCACTAATACTTTGAACATAAGGTAATCTTACTTTATCCAGTGGATGATTAACATCAATAAAGTTGGGAATAGACATTCCAGGAACATAATGATCATATTCTAATGTTGGTATTGAATAATCAGGAATAACGTCGTATCCAGCATTCGAAAGTAATCTACAAAGTTTTTCTGGTACGGCAATAATAAGTTTTTTACATTTTGTTTTAAGATAATCAGACCACCGTAAAAAAATAAGACAATCACCAATACCTCCCTCTAAAAATAATAAAAGTGTTTGTGTTTGATTTCCGTGCCACCTTTTTTTTATGTCAATCTTATCATTCTCAAGATGAATATATTCGTGACCCCATGCTCTACATTTAGAACCCTCTTCTAAAAGTTCAAAGGCTTTTTTAAAATTTCCTTTTCTCATTAAATGCCATCCAATGTTAAATCTAACTCTTGAATCGCTCTGATCTAAAGTTTCGTAAACCTGTAATGCAAAATCAAAATTTCCAATCGCATTTTCATAAATGGCGGCATCTAATTGAGTATCTGTATCACCTAAGGATTTACAAGATGCTAAAAGTTCTAAAGCTTTAGGGGCTTGTCGGTTATAATAATAACATCTGGCTAGATTAGGTTTAAATTCTTCTGGAAAATCTTCCACACCAATCTGTTCGAAACATTTTATGGCACCAGAGTAATCATGTTGATCAAATAATTCCTTTGCCTTATCATTAATATTGTTTAAAATATTAATCTTTTCTTGTGTAAATTCTTTCATCAGTTTCAATCCAAGTTACTAAGCTAAAACGCTCACCTTTTGTTACGGGATGAACTCTATGTGGATATTCGTAATATGATGGGAACGATATGATTGTTCCTTTTTTTGGTTTTATTTTTAAGCCTAAAGAAGGAAACTCCAACTCTCCACCTTCATAGTCATCATTAAGATAACAAACAATACTAATATCTCTATTCGCAACTTTTTCAAGTTTACCATCAACAAAATCTTCGGCATCATTATGTATGTCATATTTACCACCCAAAGGATAATATAACATCTGAACTGGTTCTAGTTTTATAACTTCACGGACATATATTGGCTTTAAAATACGATCATATAAGCTTATTATAGCATCTTGTATATTTTCCCTCAAACCACTTGGAATAACAATCCAATGTGTATTTCTATAGCTTAGATTTGGACTTTGATCTTCATCATGTCCGATTAATGCGGGAGCAGTGTCGTGTTTTTCACTTAGAGCATACTCATTTAATATTTTTAAATGCTCTTCTGGAATTGCATTTGCAATGATTTTAATGTAATCATATGGACTGTTTATTTTATTCATTCAAAAAATTTTATATTATCTAGTTTTAAAAATAAAAAGAGTATCAGTTATAACAGCAAACACCATAAGGCGTATAAAAAACCGAAGGATACGTTTCAAAACATATTCCTTCTTGTTTCTGTGAAACACCATCAGTTCTTGCCACAACGAACCAGTGTCCTGCAGCAACATCTCTCCATGTGGTTCCTATAATTTGTTGTGGACTAGATCTTGGTGTTGCTGTAATATCAATTTCGCTGTGTGGATTTTGCCCCCATCCCCAAAGAGTTCCATCACATTTAACACCAAAGATTTCATTATAACCAGCGCCCACACAGCACCATGTTGTCCCAGCAACTTGAAGTGGAGAAGACATTGTACCACAAGTAGTGCAGTTGCCAGGTTCTCCTGCAGGTAAATGCCCCCAAACCCAAAGAGTATTATCATTTTTAACTCCAGCCGTTTGCCAATGTCCAGTCGATGATTTTGAGATATAAGTCCAAGAACCTGGCAACAATACTGGAGAACAATAGTTAGAGGTATTACTAGTACCTAAATTTCCATGTGGATTAGATCCCCAACTATAATGAGATCCATCTGATTTTTTTCCAAAAGTTCCTCTACTTCCACCTCTGGCACAACACCAAGTTCCTGATATTTGAACAGGTGAGCTTCTAAGTGTTGTTGTCCCATCTCCCAGTTCACCATGGGCATTATAACCCCAAGAATACAAGTTACCATTACATTTGACGGCATATCCTTGGTGTTGTCCAGCATGAGATTGACACCAATCAGTACCAGATCCAACTTGCTGAGGAGTCGGATAACTACTTCCATCAATGTTTAAACCAAGTTGTCCATGAGGATTAGCTCCCCATGTCCAAAGAGTTCCATCACATTTAACACCAGTTCCACTATAAAATCCAGCAGAAACATATCTCCAACATCCTGCAATTTGAGATGGTGAAGATGATGGTGTATATGATCCATTTCCAAGCATACCATGATTATTGTAACCCCAAGCCCATGCTGTTCCATCGGTTTTAAGTGACATCAACCAATAACATCCTACCATGTCATCGATGGCATGAGTTCCAGACCAACAATCAACCGAACCAACTAAAACTGGTACGTGACTAGATCCTGGACTACCTGCCCTCCCATATCCGAATTCACCATGTGGGTTATGGCCCCATACATATAATCCATATAATCCAGAAGAGGTCGCTTCATATCCCCAGCATTTAAAATTTAATCTACCATATACATCATTGATTGTCCACGGACCTTTTTTATGCCTTGTCAGAATATTCGTTCTTACACTCATTGATATTACTCCTTGGTATTATTTTTCTCTTCGGTATAAAGTAAATACTCCCATCTACGGACAAGATCTGGAACATGAAGCCCTAATCTATTTGCTGGACGTTCTTCAACGGGAGGTTCTGGATCTGGTGTCGAACCATCTGGAGGTGTCGGTATATCGATTCCAGTGGGCGAAGATGGAATCCTCACATTAAGAACAAATTCCGTTTGAGTATAACTTAAAAATGACTGATATGGATTCTCCGAGTCATAAACAAATGATTTTATTCTGTCTACAATTTTTCCCCTTAATCCCGATAGTTTGGCATCGGTTTCTCTAAACTTATTATGATTATTAACGATTTTCTGAGATAGCACCGAAGTAGAAACTTCTCTAGCAGTTGCTTCTATTTGAATTGTTTTTGATGCCTCACCACCTGCTAGGCAATCAAGAGCTTCTTGGTACTTCTGAATACCTGCCGTAGTAGCAGATTCATGATATCTGCTGAAAATTTCTTTTCTTATCTCTTTCTCTTGCTCATATGCATCCTCGATTGCTTTACCCTGAAGATCGGAGATTATACGTCCAATTTCATAGGAATACTCTTCAAAAGTTATTTCATAGATACGATTTTCTGGATCAAATGGAGCATCATCATCTACTCTAGCATAATACCATTGCATATCAAAACTTTGACACAAATCGTAAATAGTGCCAAGATTAGGTAAAGAATGTCCGTTTTCCGAATCTTGTTTATCAATGGAAATTCCAGTTATAGAATCAACCATTTTAAACTTTACATATTTCATCTTTGTTTACCCTGAAGATTGTTCTACTTAATAAGTATTTAGTTGATACTAACACTTAATGCCATAAGTACTATCACCAAATGAAGAAATGGTAGTCCAAGTTGAGAATGAAGTTCTTTGTCCAAGACCGTTTGCACATCCCAAACTATTGCTACCCAGTTGCCCGCAAGAGTTATTTCCACTACTATATAGCAAGTTGCAGCAAGAGAGAATCGTAACGTGATTTGCACCAGCAGCAACAAGGTTTTTCCAACATGATGAACTGGCATTAACAATACAAAAACACCCACAGTTTGCGCCAGATCCTACGGCGCCAGCCATTTGCCCAACACTGTTAAGACCCCACGCAAAAAAGTTTCCATTAAGATCAGTCCCATAACTATTATTTTGTGAGGCAGAAGGTTTATACCAGGCTCCAAGAACTTGAACTGGAGATGATCTGTCTGGAGCATTTCCCTGGCATCCACCACCAAAACTAAAACAAGCAGTTCCAATACCTAGTTGCCCATAATAGTTATTGCCCCAAGACCACATAGTACCATCAGACTTAATAGAAAGTGCATGGTAAAATCCAGCTTCTATTTCGCACCAGTTATTACCTGGAATTTGAACTGGTGAAGATCTTGGAGATACACTAATATCACCAACTTGTCCATAACAGTTATATCCCCAACCATACAACTGTCCTGTAACTGTTGTTGCATATGTGTTATAGTATCCGCCTACAATATTTTTCCATCCAGTTCCTGGTATTTGAACTGGTGAGGATCTTGGAAGATTTCCAGCGGCGCAGTTATCTCCCAGTTGTCCATAAAGATTAGATCCCCAAGACCACAAAGTTTGGTCCGATTTAACCGCAATAGTATGCTGTCCACCAGTACCCACAGAAGACCAAGATCCTGGAACTTGAATGGGTGAACTTCTTGGAAAAGCCGTACAATCTCCCAGTTGTCCAACACTATTATCTCCCCATGTCCATAAACTACCATCCGCTTTAATACCAGCAGCGTGTTTATCACCAGAAGAAATATAAATCCAGTTAGTTCCTGGAACTTGAGTCGGTGAAGATCTTGGAAGTATAGTACCATCACCAAGTTGTCCACAGTCATTTGATCCCCAAACTAACAAACATCCAGGTTCACCAGCAATAGAATCTGCTTTCCAGTTACCATCTAAAGTTCTATCTTTTACTACATTTAGACTCCATATTCCAGATCTGTATGGCATAGTATTAACCCCTAGTTATAATTTGTTAGAAACATAAAAAAATAAAAGATTATGAAGTTTTATATTTTCCAGCAACTATTACTTCCATTCTATTTGCAACGTTTGCCGTGGCTCTTATTTTATGGAATCTTGGCAGTAGTTTTTGAGTTTCTAGAACTTCAACAGAACCACCAGCAGGTATCACAAGATTATATGAATAATAAGCTTGTCTAGTGTTAGCAGCATCTGTCCATTCCAGTATTATTTTTCCATCAGAAACACCATGAATGTTTGATACAAAAATACTCTGTATTACTGCATCATTTTGTCCAGCTCCACCAGTTGCAGTAAAGCAATCTGTAGCACTAGTAGTGCTTAAATCAGTACCTTGCCCAAAATAATTAGCATCAGAACTTGTCTCATAAGTTATCTGTGCAGCTAATGTTGAACTACTAGTACCCTGGAATCTGATTGTTCCGCTAGGATACATGATTTTAGGTTGTGTAAGAAGTTCTACAGAAGATTGACCAGGAACGGGTATAAGATAGGCAATGTTTTGATTGCTATAGTTTGTTCCAGTTAAATCGCAAGTAAGATTAACTGTAGTAGCATTTGGGTCAATATTTGAAATATGAATAGAATGAATTATATATCGAAGACCCGCAGTTGATGGCAGAGTTAAACCTGCCGTCAAAGATGTGGTGATAGTATATCCAAGACTTGTAGTAATACCAGTATTGAATAATCCGAGTCCAGCACCAGAACCACCACCAGATGCCGCAGCCCAGGAAGGAACACCAGAACTAACAGTTAAAACTTGACCATTACTACCAACACTTAACTTAGTTAATGTATTAGTTCCAGAGGCATAAAGAAGGTCACCAGTTGTATATGTACTTTGTCCAGTTCCCCCACGAGTGGTGCCGATTGGATCTCCACCCCAAATACCTTGTACACCAGTTGCTCCTGTTGCAACAA